AGGATAGCAGCAGAAGCTCCTCTGATCGCGTATGCAGTCGCAGCAGAATTGCTTGTCGCTGCAATAGTTGCACTGACTTCTCTTACCCCTTGCGCAGAAGAAGCCGCATCACTTGTCGCAGCAATATCACAGTACGCGATTTCGGTATCTGCTGCCGCTGCGCCTGACGACGAGACGGATATAACTGTAAGCGTAGCATCGACGATACGCACAACTGTCGCTGTTGCGTTACTCTGCACAGCAATGGTTGCAACTGCGTCTGATACGCTTACCTGACCGTAAACCCCTAGCCCATAGTCATACAGGCCATAGTCTCGCCCATTGACGAGATCGTCACTATAGACCCCTACGCCATAGTCTGAGAGTCCATAGTCACGCGACATCTATTAGTCCAAGGTGATGGTCAAAGCGCCTGTGTTGAAGCGAAGAACGTCGCCGGTGTCGATAACCTTCGAGGTCGTCAGATCAGCGAAAGCAATCATGTTACCGCTTGACGAAGCATCGAGAATCGCTGCCGCAACAATGGTACCCCATGAGCCACCGGCTGTCGGGAACTCGATTGCGGCAGAGTTCGAAGCAGTTGTCGGCGCTGTACCGGTAACAGTAAACGCGGCAGACTGGCGAGCATACGACGTACCACTACACTCAGTACCGCCACCGCTTTCGCCTGGAGCGACTGTGTAAAGCGCAACATACCACGCTGTAGGACGAGTTGCTGAGTTCGTGGTGAAAACCCAATTTAGAACAAGGTTCTCAGTGTAGTTCGTAAAACCTGCCATTGCAGTCTCCTTATCCGTAAGCGATTCGCGTTCGAGCGATTAGCGGGCCACCACTATGTTGCGCTTTGTCTGTCTCCAAAGCGAGCGCATCAAGACGCGAATTATACATATTCGCGAATAACCCGACACGCGGATCGTCCAAGAGGTACGGTGCTGCGTGTACGAGTGAACCATAAAGATATAGGTCAGGAGCCTTGACCAATAACCAGTTTGAGGTGTTCTGGCTACTCAAAGCGGGAATCTTACCGTAATAGATCATCTCGATCTCGATGTTCGATCCCGGTGCCGGTACGATTTCAAGCGACTCGTCCATGATGGAGTAAAATGACGGCTGCGTGATGATCTGCTGCTTGTTGATCCGGTCTGCCTCATCAAGCGTCACGAAACGCATCGGCTGACGACCGCCAACGATATGGATATTGATTGCCTCAAGCCAGTCTGCGGGCAACTGTACAAATTCTTGGTCGCTCGTTGCTGTGGCGCGTACAACCATCTTCTGATGGCGTAAACGGCTGTTCACATCAGCTTCGACGAACTGGATAAATGTCGGGATAATCGAGGTCAAGTCATCGCGGTTAAGCCATGACGCAATTTCTGACTGGAGTGTGGCGTAACTGGTGATCGTCATCGTCAACTCGTAAAGTGATGCGTCCGGTATGGCCGCGCTTCATCAGTGGAAAGCCACCGCTTCATAGCATTCTTGTCATGCAGAATACCACGTTCTTTAAGCTGCAACAAAACGAGCATGGGCAGACGAGCCACACGAACCATGTCTCCAGATCTGGTTGTCCGTGAAACACCGTTGCGCTCTTCCTCGTTAAACTTTGCCACGTCAGCGATGTCGGTCGAGTCAATCAGGTGCATTGTACCATCATGCTCAATCTTCATCTTGGTGAGAGTTCCAGTGAACCCGTCATAACCAAGTGTGAACTCGCCAGGTGCGTAATCTTTACCGCTCATAGTGCTCCCCAAAGAAAAAGAGGGGCGGCGTACCGCCCCTCTCTATTATCAGGCCGAAGTCGTGAGGTTTGCGATAGCAGCATGGGCTTTTTCAGCCTTCATGCGCAAGCCGTACTCAACGACGAGTTCTTTCTTCATCGAGTCGCCGGTCTGGGCGATGTCGATTGTCTCGAACGGACGGAGATACGCAACAGATGCGTATTCTGGATCGAGGACGAGTGCGAAACGTTCATCGGCAAACCGATTTGGCACCATCGACACCTCGCCGAAATCGCTCAAGTAAACATCAGCCGTCGCGATGATGCCAGCAGGTTGAACCTGATTGTAGGTGATGCGCTGTTGAGCGATACCTGCAAAGCCAGATGCAACGGTCTTGTTGTACGGACCCGTCATAAGGATCTTTGCTTCGCCGCCCTGTGACCAGACGTTCTGAATTGCCGTCTTGAGCATGGTTTCGGTGAAAGCAACATCTGTCGAGGTCGAGAGGTTCGTCCAAGCAGCGTTCGGGTAGCCGTTCGGTGAAGACGAAAGCGTCGGAGCGGTTGCACCGTTCGCAACAGAGTTCGTGATCAACCAAGCAGGAGCACCAGCGGTGTAACGAGCTGTTGAGCTGTTACCAGCTGAAGCAGCTTGGTTCGACAGGAGAATCTTTTCCATGTCGCGCTTGAGTTCTTTTGCAGCCTTGGCTTGGTTGTAAGCCAAGAGAGTACGCATACCAGCCATGTTGACTGACTGAGCCGTGCCAGAAACTGCAACGACCTTGCCGCTGATCTGCGTGTAGTTCGCAACGCGGTTCGTGTCGGTGAAGTCCGTGTTACCGGCATCTGCGCCTTCCACTAATGCATTACTACCGTTTGCTTGGGCGAGCGAGTCCGTTTGCCACTCGAAATATGTGTTGTCTGCCGTGTCACGGCCAACGTTCGACATGAACGGGGTCGAGGTCGGGCTGATGTCATAGATGATATTCGAGAGGTCTTCGCGCTGTTCGTTTACAGCTTGATAGGTTTGTACTTTACTTACGGAAGCCATTATCGTCTCCTGCTTTCCATTAGACCAAAGAGTTTAGCAGCGTCATCGACGCTACCAGTTTTACTGAGACGCATTTTCGCGCGAGCTACTTCAGTCTGTTGCTTTGGTGCAGATGTAGGCGTTCCCGACTTCAATGGCCGTGGACCTTCCTTCTTGTCAGGTTGTGGTCTCTTCGTCATCAACTCGTCGTACTTTCTAGCCTTTTCGAGAACAAGAATAGCGCGAGGGTCATAAGCCTGAGCCAACTCATCTTCTGAATATCCGACATTCTTGCCGTAACTCATAAGGCGAGAACGAGCCTCGTTCCACTTGTTAGCATCACCCCATTCTGGAACCTGCTTCACCAAATACTGGCGACCTTGCTCCACGATGGACTTCAGCCGATCTTGCTCTTCTTTCTGCGTTAGATAGCTGAGACGTTCCTTTTCGGCTTGCGTCGCGGCTAATCGAGACTGGTAGTCTCTCCATTGCTTTTCGACCAGAGGAAAGTTCAAAGGGTCTTCGCGATGCAGTCGTTCCCAATCTGGCTCTTTTGGCATCAGTTCTTTAAGCTGTGCATCAAGAGCGTTAATCAGGGTTGCGTATTGCTCGCGCTCCGTTCTTACCGCCTCTGCTTCTTGCTCGAATGAAACTTTCTCCTGACGGAGTTCGTTCATCCTACGCGAATAATCGGACTGGCGTTGATAGCCTTCGAGAGCTTCTTTCAGCGGTATCTGCTGCGTCTGTCCGTCAATCTTGACGGTTACGAGAGATTCCGGTGTCAGAGACTCCTCAGAGCCACCTTCTTGGTCCACGACTTCTGTGGTCTCCTCAGTGCCGTCAGCCGCATAAGCGGGACCATCTTCTTGCACTGGGGTCTCATTGACCTCTTCCGCCGTCGCCTCGGCCTCTGTAGCCTCGGCAGGAGCTGGCTCCGGTTGCGTTGTGGGTTTCGGCGGTTCGCCTCCCAGTAACGCTGCCATACGAGTTGCAGCTTCTGATACGCCGATTTCGCGGGTCTGCGACTGCTCGGCTGAATTGCTCATGTAAATACTCCCAAATTAGAGCCGCTTCAAGCGGCGGTTAAACGCGACTACATCTGGAGCAGAAGCGAGTGTCTCTATCTGCCCCTGTAGATCCGCGATGGCACGTATCATCAGATACGCCTCATCCCTTGCCTCAGAGTCGTCTGGGTCTGACGACATCCACATATCTGTGTAGTTTTTCTTCAACGCTTCAAAGAGCGCCTTCGTCGCGATGCTGTTCTTGAGTGCCTGTGCTGCTCGATGAAGATCTACTTCCTCAACCATACATCATCCCCTGTGGCGGCATCATCGGTGCAGGTTGCGGCACCTGCGTCTGCATCATCGCCTGCTCGCGCTGTGACTGAAGCGAGAACATCGCCTCGATCTCAGCACGTTGACGGTTCACCTCGGCGTTAATCGAAGCCACATCGACCTGCGCGCCATACTTCGCCTGAATCTCGGCAGCACGGAGCATCACATCGGCGATGAGCTGATCGCGCTTCAGGTCAGCGTCTGCCTGTGCCTTCTTGGTCTCAAGCTCCTGTTTCGCTGCCGCGATAAGGATGTCGGCACGGGTCTTCTCTGCCTCAACCTGTGCAAGCATCTCTGCCGGGTCTTGCTTCTTCTCAGGAGCCATAGACTGCATGAATTGCTGAACCTGCTCTGGCGACGGCTCTGAGTAGAACTGTGCCGGGTTCTGGAACCCTGCGAGCTGAGTGATCTGGTTAAGGGTCGAGACATACTGTTGGATTGAGACCATCGGGTTGTTCGGTCCATACTGCTGAAGAATCTGCTCTTGCTTTGCGGCGATCTGTTGCAAGAACATCATGCGTTGCTCATCCGAGCCGCGGCCAAGAGCAATGTTCACGATCATATCCATATCGGCATTCCAGCCGCGCGGATCAATCGGGACAAACTTGTTACGCAGACGGATGATCTTTGGCTTATCCTGATGCTGAATAACGAGATGCAGCAAGCCCTTAAAGCAACGCTTGATACCGTCAGCGAAGAGACGAGCGATCATCTCGATGCGCTCTTGCGAAGACGACAACTGTGCCTGCACAGCTGCCCGTGTCGTGGACTGAAGTGCTTCTGCATCAAGGCCCTGTGACGCACGCGAGATACCTGTTCTCTGCGTCTTGATCTCGTCAACATAGCCCATGACACCGAGAGCAGGAGCACCAACAAATGGTGTCGAAAATGGCACAACTGCGCCGGGGTTACGAGCACGGATCACTGCGCCGATTTCGTTGTTGAGCAAGTCATCCATGTTGACTTGACCCTCAACTGCAAGAGTGCGCGGGCGAATGGACTGGGCAAGCGAGTCAAGCGTATTACGCATGATGCTTGACTTAATCAGTTGCAGGTCCATTGTTTGATCGGCAATAGATTTACCGAAGATCGTGTGTGGTGTCGGATCAGGTGACAGCAACGCAAACGGGATCTCTGTCACTATTTCTTGATGGACGATGTAACCACCATTGCCGACTGTGCAGACTTTATGCAATTCGGCGATACCGTCGCCATCTTTGTCGATGCGGATATAGGCTTCAACGTAGTAGACTTTATCTGTGCTTTCGTCGTTTCCATTTGCCACCCCAAAGAACGACTGGTCGGCAGGATTGCGAACCAGTGTTTCCATATTCAATTCGAAACCACCAGAACCGGCATTCATCTCGACGATGTCTTTATCGTAACCCATCCCCACAAGTTCAGACACTGTCGCGAGTTTACGACGACCGCAGATCAATGCGTCATCAATGTTCGTTGCCTGATTATCAATCAAGAACTGCTCAACAGGAATACATTCAACGATATAGCGTGGCTCGCGGATGACGCGCTTGATGCGCATCGAAAAGATACGCGGTGTCATGTTCATGTCTGGCGACATTGTCACAACATTGGTTTGCTCGGTGAAGACTTGCTCTTCGCGCAACTCAAGAACTGTGACCTGCGGATCTTGCGCAATGAGCGCTGCTTCTTCTTGTGACAGGCCAGAATAAGAGTACTCTTCAACGACCTCGGAATCGGACTTGTACCAAGTCAGAACGCCTTCCTTCAGGATCAGCGCATCTTTCATCGCGTCATGGAGAATGCGGAAGCCGGGGTTCTCTTGCATGAAGATGTAGTTGATGAAGTCAGTCATCTGTTCTGCGACTTCGACATCTTCTGCGGTCTTAGGGACAAACTCTAGGATCTTGTCGCCGCCGGTAAAGATACGCAGTAATGACGGCAGCATCGCCAAAACCGTATCACGGACTTCTGTGAGAACGACTTGGGACGACCCTTCTTCCTCATTGCCAAAAGCGTTGCCAAGATAATACGACATCGCGTTTTCGCGCTCTGGAGCGATATAGGTGTCGATATAGATGGCAGCATCTTCGATTGACTGGCGAACGCGAGAGCGAAATTCTTCCTCGTCCATCGGCTCGTCTTGCAAGCCCGGTGTAAGGATACCCGTCTCGTCGTCGTAAGCGCGCGGAGCGGATACGGATACGGGGATATAGTCGGGGTCATATCCAGTAATCGCCATGAGTTATGCCTTTCTAACGCGCCACCACTTCCAGCCGTTCTCTGAGCCTACTTCGTGTGTTGGCAGTAATTCTTTCACAGCCTTAGATACACCATCAAACGGGTAATCGTCACCTCCCATGACTCCACCCTTCTTGAGTTTCGGCATCCATGCCTCGATGTCGGCCTTCACTTCTTCGTACTCGTGACCCGCATCGACCCAGACAAAGTCAACACTGCCGTCTTCAAATTTAGACGCAGCGCTTACGCTGTCAGACTTGATCGGTGTGACTTTTAGGCCAACAATGCGCTTCATGTTCGCTTTGAAGATTGAGTACACCGACTTCAGCTCTGCATCTTCCTTATGAACGGGGTCAGACCCTTTCCAGTGATCTACACAGTAAAGCTCAATGTCTTTACCGGAGTTCACAATTTCGACACCGAGAAACGCGGTCGAGCGACCCTTCCAGCAGCCGATCTCCACAAAGACCGCACCACTTTTAGATGCTGCTAGCACCGCATCGCGATACGGTCTTGTGAAGTTGAACCAGCCTTGGATTTCTTCGTAGAAGTGATTCATTTCTTCTTCTTCGACATACCTGCTTCGGAAAGCGCAATCGCGATGGCTTGCTTGCGGTTCTTCGCCAATGGTGCCTTCTTTGGACCTTTAGGGTTTACGCCAGCGTGCAACTTGCCGCGCTTAAACTCGCCCATCACTTTAGCTATTTTAGCTGAACCTTTACCCTTCATCGCAGAAACTCCTTAAAGATCAACGTGTTCGTGCATGAACTCAAGAACGCCTATGTGCCTTACATGCTTTGACACATCATGGTCAATGTAGACCTTGAACCCTGCCTTTTGCGCCTCGCGGCAGAAATACATGTCCTCACCGATAAACGCTTTCCAATCTGGCGAATACCCGATCTGAAACCACGGCATCGGCATGGCGCGAAACACTTCAGCCTTCACCAACATGCACCCCATCCCTACAGCGTCAACTTCCTCTAGCCCTGTCGATGTCTCAAATGTCTGCACATATTCCAGCTTCTGGAAATTCTTGAACGCCACAGTTTTGACCGGAAGTCGCCGCGTTGCGTAGTTCGCTGCCACAATCGGCAAATCGTGTTTCAAAAGCTGATGCACAACATTAGCTGGGAAGCGCATGTCACTGTCAAGAAACAACAAATAGTCTGCGCGTTGCTGCAACGACATCGTTACGAGTTTCATGCGCTGGTCAGCGATCAGAGTACCGCTCACCATATTTATGTTAAACTGTGACCCTTCAGGCGCAGCGGCATACCATTGCGCGGAGAACACAGCGAGATCTTTGGCAAAGCCAGCGTGGACCTCGTCCCTAGCAGGGATGCAGATAGACAGGTTCACTCAGTCTACCTCACCTTCAGCCATGTCTTCCCCTTCATCCATAGAACTGTACTCGTCCTCTTCGCTCTCTTCGTACTCTTCCTCTTCGCCTTCCTCGTCAGACTCATCAGTGATGGGACCACCGACAATCCACGCAGCGCAAGTACGTTCAGACGCGCACTTAAAATCAAAAATGTCACAAAATCCAAGATCGCCTGCTTCAACCGTACCCATAGCATCTTGTTCGCGCCCATCTTTACCGGCAATACCTTCCTCGATGCACTTCATCATGTCAGAGGTTTGGATGAACGCAGCGCAGTTACCACAGCGCATCGTCTTCGCCTCTTCCGGTGATACGTCCCACTTTGAGGCCATCTTGCGCCAGTATTGCTCATTCGGCTCGCGTGGGTTCATCGGGCCATAGTCAGCCTTATCAATCGCTTTGCCGCGATTCTGTAAGTTAATCGTGATGTCGCGCGTGGCGACCGGACATGCTTCAACCATTTTACTTTCCCTTATTTCTTGCAGAAATGGCTTTTGATTTCGCTTTCGCGTCAGCCTTTGACGACGCACCCCATGCCTTAAGCGACAGCAACAACCGTGTCGGTCGGCCTTTCTCGTCATGCTCTGGTCCCGGCATCCCTGCCATGCGAGCGAGAAACGATGCACGCCGAGGGTTATCGCCAGCTTTAACCGGAGGCTTCAGGTTCATGCCTTGCGCCTTCGCCGAAGCACGCCCCTTAGCATTCAACCCACCGGAGGGGTTTTTACCTTCCTTACGCTGCCATGCAGGAGACTTAGCCATGCGATCCTCAGTTTTTCACAAGAACCAAGATGAACATGCTGGAGCAAGCATTATTTGCAGCAGCACCAACAGCTTGAGCCTCAATAGTTGTCTTTTCAGGTATAGCAACAGGATACTCAAACGAATAATCTGCTGAACCATTGTTAAGCGTAACTATTGCAGCGGTACGACGAATACCGTCATTACCACGCGTCATAAGGCGACCAGTCACAGCATTAGAGCCAGTTACTTGACCTGCCGAAAACAGACCTTGCTCAAGATACGCAGTATACCCAGCAGGGATAGTGTAACTGCCAGTTATGCGAGCGTTATAATCAAATAGAATTACGTCATAAACTGTTGCAGGAACGCCAGCAGTCACAGTTCCAGTGCCGAAATAAATGTTACCGGCGGCGCTCGCCGAAGAACCAGCAGTCGCAACATAACAGTTATTGATATGCAAGAAGGATTGCGTAGTCAGAACAGCAGTTTGCCCATTGAGCGTAACTGTTTCTGAAATAACCGCATGATTAGCGTCTAAGCCCTCTATATACACTGTACGTGCACCTGTACCGGCAGACGTATCACTCGCGCTGTCTGAGCTAACCTTCATTTGAAGAGCGGCTGACGGGAACGCCAGCAAACCGCCATAAGGCCAAACTGTTTCGATCGACGTATCAACATCGCTGTTATACCCAAACACAACAACAGGTTGATGTTGCGGAATCTGTCCACTCGCAACCTGAAGGTTAAACGGTTCGGTGCGCTTGTTCTGCGAAATAGAAAAGTTGTCAGCTATATTTGCCATTACACAATTCCTTTAATGCCACGCCTGATCGGCTTACCCTTAACCCACGGTGTGCCTCTACCGCCAACCAGAGCCGCATTACCGGCGAAGGTCAAGCAAAGCGCATCAGCCAAGTCAGGGGACCGCATACCGCGTTTCTTCATCGAGTCCTTTGACTCTACCACAATCTTGCCAGAAGACGTAAAACTATACCGAGGCGCTACAAGTTCATGCCGCAAGGTTGACTCATTTGGAACCTTGACTGTTCGGGTCGCCAGCCAATCCTTGACCGACAACCATAGCTCATCACGCAACTTGTTCGCGTTCGGGTTCATGGCAGACGCTTCAGCGACATTCACATCCCGCACATTGTAACCCATCTCGCGTAACCTATCGGCTACACCTGACCCCAACCCAATAGTATCAACGCAGATCTCGACCGGATTATCTGTGCGAGCCTCGTTTACCACAGCCCCGACGAGCTGCATCAGATCTAGCCCGCCCCATGACTTTACCTCCATCACGACATTTCCCTTGCGCTTGCACAATGCCGATCTGTCTGTCCCAAACCGCGCAACGTCCAACCCGTACACCATGCCGTCTGACACATCGACTGTAACATCTCTCGACATAGCGGCATCAACCAATTCTGCCGCAATCAGCGTATCATTATCCGCAACAGCGAAATCACCAAGAACGCGTATCCGATACGCATTCGAGCCTTCGCCATAGGTCGTCTTGATCTGCTCAACGAAGTCGCGCGACACCAATGAAATATCGAGACACGAAACGTGCATCGTATCCCAGTCAGAAGCCAGCTCATGGTGCGTCCGGTAAAACAAGCCGCTATTACGCGTCGGGTTCCCGATCAGAATCGTACACGCGCTGTGGCCAGACATTGACCCTGCTGCTGCCTCGAACACTGCTTCTGGCACAGCGGAAGCCTCGTCCACGATCAGCAACACATTCTCCGAGTGAATACCGGCGAGGGCTTCAGGTCGCTCTGAGGACGACGTGCGTGCCGATGCAAAACTCGACTCAGGTGCCGCCTTCAACGAAATCCTGTCACTCAGCACATCGAATGACTCGCGCAGCACTGGCGGCAGCTTATTCACCTGCGCCTTCAGCTCAGAGAACAACGCATCGAATAGCTGCCCCGCAGTCGGTGCGGTCATCACGCATTTCTGTGGGAACCGCGTACACATGACCCAGACAATCGCCCACGAGCACACAGTAGACTTGCCCACACCATGACCGGCACGCACAGAGATGCGCCGACGACCGGCAGCGATCTTCCGCAACAGCTCCTCCTGCCACGGCAACGGCTTCTCGCCTAGCACATTTCGGACAAATTTGACCGGATCACCGCGATACAGTGCAATGAAATCGTCGAACTCTTTCCCGTCAGCCTTTGCCTGCTTCGCCATCACTCACCCTTACGCAGCAACGCGTCTGCGCGCATCGCTAAATCATCCAACGCGGCATAGGTATACCCTAGCGCCATGTTAAAAGCATTACTCTCACCGGAAGAGTCCATCATCGTCGCAATCTCTTCGCGCTTGCGCAGTTGCTCCACCAAGTTGAAGTATGAGTGTACGAATAACTGCAACAATATCTCAGCTTCGCTTTTCATTGACCGGCGCTCCCCATTTCTGTTTCCCCATCTCCCATCCCTCTGACCATGCCTTGTGCCGCTCGCTCCCAACCTCGAACGGGTTATGGTCAAACGGGCATCCCTGACGAAAAGAGATCATCGCGTCAGCCCGCACAGTATCAATGCTACGCACGAGCTTCTCCCACTCGTGATTTGGTTTCAGGTTAGTCCATCCCATGTCTCTCTCCCCTTAACGCTGCCGCAGCCAAAGCCACAGCATCAACGCATTTCGCAAGCCAGCTATCGCTATCTTTCAAACGGTCAATGATCATCTGTAAAGCATCACGATACACCAGCACATCTGCCTCCAACTGCTTCACGCGTTCGGCGGCGCTATGATCTGTCTCCATCACTTCTGCCTCAATAGTTTCTTCGTAAAACCAAGAAGCAGCTCATGGTGCTGACCACCATGCCACCACTTCTGCAAATACGGTTTGCCGTACCACTTCACCTGCGACTCTGGATGGCAACCAATTAACCCGACACGCTTCTGGATGATCGCCATCGGATCACCATTGGCATACCGTGCATGGATCTGGCATCGCCCATCTCCCGCAAAGGTAGGCCCGTCATAGAAAAACATCCGCTCTTCGCGTGTGCCCCAGCTCACCTTAGCCACTGTGGGATACGACCGCTTAATATCGGCATCAGTGCGCCTGATATACTGGACAGGATCAAGGCCATCCAGAAGATCAAAATAATCTCGCCCAGCCCAGAAGCTTCCCATACAGATACCCAGATACTTGCCACCGCGTGAAACAAAATCAGCAACTTCATTCGTCTCTCTCCGCTTGAAGCAATCGAAGAACCGGTAATACGCATCCCCCATACCGCCGGGGAATGCCACTATATCCGCATCCCTCAACGGGTCATGGGCAAGCTCAGTCTCATCCCATATCTTAATCGCGAACTCGCCACTCAACGCTTCAACCATACCGTCAACGCAATCCTGTGACGCTACCGGATGATGGCGAAAGATGGCGATAACGGGTTTCACTGCGGCTTCTCTCCGACCACATGCTCGACAATCTTAATCAGTCGCGTGTTCTCTTTGCGTAAATCCATCACCACATCGAGCGCGTTATCTCGCTGCCTCTCAGCATCGCTTAACCTCTGCCGCAAATCTATGATGTGATCCATTGTCTCCATATCAGCATACCTTGCGTATGCCGCTTCACGCTTCGACTCAAAGCCTACCATTATGGTGTCTCCTTTATCTTCAGCGCGGCGCGGGCATCATAAGCGCGTTTGCAAATCGGCGGATGTGTCATCAATGAAGTGCAAGTGTCTCCTTCACCGATCTTCTGCAACGCCTCCCGCAACCGTTCAATCTCGTCGGCGGCTTCAAACAAATCTTCCATTGTTGGAGGGAAAAAAGAATCAGCCCACGCACGCAACCGTTCAACTATATCCATCACGCTTCCTCCATCACTCGATACACGCTGGATCGCGCGATCTTCAGCTCCCTCGCTATACCTGCCGTGCTCATCCCTGCTGCCATAAGCGCAACTATATCCTCCCGCTTCGCCTGCACGGTGGGCTTGCGGCCCTTGTATTTCCCATCAGCCTTCG